TTGATCCAATTGAAGTATTTAGAAAAGCATATGGTGAAGATGCAGTTGCTACTGTTGCAAGAATGGAAGAAGAATTTCCTAATGCATTTAAAGGAAGTAGTTTTAAACAAATAGGAGATGAGTTTGAAAAATTATTTAAATTAGAAAAAGGAAATTTTGGTAGCGAATTACCTACACCAAAAACAAACTATGGATATGATGAAGGTTTAATGACTGATCAACAGTTAAGAGAAATGTTAGAAAAAGATTTAAGAGAAAAAGAAATGTTAGAAAATTTTGATACAACAGACAGAACTAAAAACGCATACGGCGGATTAGCTGAAATATTAAAAGTATAATGAAACTACACGAATACAACGAAATGATGGCGTATCTTTTGCGACCAAGACAAAATTTTTCGAATGGTGGAATAGCAGGTAAATTAAAAGAATTTATAGAAAAATTTAAATTAGAAAATGGAAGAATTCCAACTCAGAACGAAATTATAAAAGGTACAGGAAGAGCTTCTAAAACAATTAAATCTTATTTGGTAGAAGGTGTGGATTATGCAAAACCTTTAACTAAATTAGAAGCAGCAAAACTTGGTGGTAAAAAACCTACAGGTATTACAGAAGTTAGCGATGATCTTGTTAAACAATTTAAAGATTTAAAATTTACACATATATCTCCATCAGTTGAGACTACAAAAGCTGGAAGTAAAAGTTTTAGAGTTAGATTTACAGGACCTATTGTAAATGATTTTAAAGATATTTTTCTGCCTGCAACAGAAGAAAATTTACAAAAAATTACTAATCAAATTGATGATATTGCAACAGGTAATCTTTATAAAAATAAAGCTAAACAATTTAAAACAGAAGAACAATTTAGAAAGTTAAGAAGATTAAAAGATGCAATGTACAGAAAAAAAGATCCTTATGGTGTTTATGAAAAGTTAAGAAAACATAAAGCAAAAGTATTTCCAGGAGATGCTTCTAAAGATATACAGATACAACATGGTCAACCAAAGTTTAGCACACAAAGTTTAAATAGATTTGGATTTATCTCAAAAGAGGCGAACATATCTCCAGAGGTAGAAAAGGTTGAAAGAATAAGAAATGAAAAATTATCTGCAATTACAAGAAAATTAAAAAATCCTAATATTTTAATAGGAGATAAAGAAAAACTTATAGATAAATTTAATGACACTATGAAAGGACTAAGAGGTCAATTAAAAGGCACCAAAGGACAAGGTTTAGTTAATTTTGAATTATTAGATATAGATCAAGATGGAAATGTAACAAAATTAAAAGATACAGGATTTAATCCTAAAAGAGGATTAGTTGCATCAGATGAAGATCTTTCTAAAATAACAAAAGAAAGAGCAAATGAATTAATTAAATTAGGAAAAGAAAAAATAGATGCAGAAGCTGTTAGATTAAACTTAGTTCCTGCTAGTGAGTTAGCTGTTCCAGAAAAAACTAAAACAAGAGAAATGTTTGAAGCAGCAAACAATAGATTAAGTGCGAACCCGTTCCTTGATCCTAAAAATATTTTAACAGGACTTGGTGATGTTGCCAGAGTCTTGAGCACACCAACAGTTGCTGCAACTTTTGCTGGTACAAAGATAAAAGAAAATTTAGAAAAAGGTGAAAGTTTACCTGAAGCATTTGCAGATGTAGAAGTTGGAACAAGTTTATTATATCCAGAACTTGCAAAAAGAACTGTAGGTCAAATAGCACCTAGAGGCACAGGTATTTTATCTACAATTGGTAGAGTAGCAGCAAATCCATTTTTTAGAGCAGCAAGAGCTTTTACACCTGTTGGTGCAGGTTTGACTGCAATAGGTTTAGGAAAAGATGCGTATGAAAGATACCAAGAGTTAGAAGCTATGTCACCAGCAGAAAGAGAAGAGCTTGCAAGAGAAAGAGATGAGTTTTCTTTCGGAGAGTTTTCAGGTGCATAATGATAGGTAAAAAGTCAGGACCACCCCCAAAATCAGGACCAACACCACAGGGGTTGAATATTAACTATAATACTGGTAAGACAGTGAAACTGGAGAAAAAGAATGGCAGACAACATAGACAAAGCCTTACCCAACGAGGTAAGAAAAGAAATAACTATTCCTAGTCCCGAAGACATACAGGTAGAGTTAGAAAAAGATACACCAGAACAACCAATAGATATTCAACCAAATGAAGATGGAAGTGTTGATGTAAATTTTGATCCATCTGCAGCTAATCAAGAACAAAGTAATGATCACTTTGCAAATCTTGCAGAGTTATTACCAGATGAAGTATTACACACAATTGGTAGTGAGTTATATGATAACTACCAAGATTATAAAAATTCTAGAAAAGATTGGGAGCACTCATACACAAAAGGTTTAGATCTTTTAGGATTTAAATATGAGGAAAGCTCAGAACCATTTAGAGGAGCTTCAGGTGCAACTCACCCAGTTTTAGCTGAAGCTGTTACACAGTTTCAATCTTTAGCTTATAAAGAACTACTACCCTCACAAGGTCCAGTTAGAACACAGATTGTTGGACTACCAACTCCAGACAAAGAACAACAATCTATAAGAGTAAAAGAATTCATGAATTACCAAATCATGAACGATATGACAGAATACGAATCTGAATTTGACCAGATGTTATTTTATTTACCTCTAGCTGGATCTACATTTAAAAAAATTTACTATGACGAAATTATGCAGAGAACAGTTTCTAAATTTGTTCCTGCAGATGATTTAATTGTTCCGTATACGGCTACCTCATTGGACGATGCGGAAACAATTATTCATGTAGTTAGAGTTTCAGAAAACGATTTACGTAAACAACAAGTTGGTGGTTTCTATAGAGATATAGAATTAAGCCCAGGTCAAGAAAATGAAACTGAATCACAGAAAAAAGAAAGAGAGCTAGAAGGTTTAAGCAGAGGCAGAAACCAAAAAATGTTTACTCTTTTAGAATGTCATGCAAATTTAGATATTGATGGTTTTGAAGATTCAAATCCTGAAGGTGAACCAACAGGAATTAAATTACCTTACATTGTAACAATAGAAGAATCATCAAGAGAAATTTTATCTATTAGAAGAAACTATGAAGTAGGTGATATTAAAAAAAGTAGAATACAATATTTTGTGCATTTTAAATTTTTACCAGGTTTAGGTTTTTATGGTTTTGGTTTAATTCACATGATTGGTGGATTATCAAGATCAGCAACTGTTGCATTAAGATCGCTCCTTGACGCCGGAACCCTGTCTAATTTACCAGCAGGATTCAAGATGCGTGGTATCAAGATGCGAGACGAAGCACAACCTATTCAACCTGGAGAGTTTAGAGATGTAGATGCACCAGGTGGTAATCTACGAGATGCATTTATGCCTTTACCATTTAAAGAACCATCAACAACATTATTACAATTAATGGGTGTTGTAGTTCAAGCAGGACAAAGATTTGCTTCTATTGCCGACTTACAAGTTGGTGATGGCAATCAACAAGCTGCAGTCGGTACGACTGTTGCCATGTTGGAGAGAGGGTCTAGAACAATGTCAGCAATTCATAAAAGATTATACGCTTCTATGAAACGTGAGTTTGGTTTAATGGCAAGAGTTTTTAAACTTTACTTACCTCCAGTTTACCCATATGATGTTGTTGGCGGTCAAAGACAAATCATGCAAAGTGATTTCGATGACCGCATAGATATTTTGCCGGTTGCAGATCCAAACATCTTTAGTCAAACTCAAAGAATCTCTCTCGCACAAACGGAACTGCAATTGGCGACTTCAAATCCACAACTTCATAATCAATATGAAGTTTATAGAAACATGTATGAAGCTTTAGGAGTAAAAGATATTGATTTAATTTTAAAAAAACCACAGCAGCCAGTTCCAAAAGACCCTGCACTAGAACATATTGATGCAATGGGAGGTCAAAAGTTTCAAGCATTTCCTGGACAAGATCATCAATCACATATTACAGCTCATTTAAACTTTATGGCAACAAATATGGTAAGAAATGCACCGATGGTAGCCGCTGCAATTGAAAAAAATTGCTTAGAACACATTTCTTTGATGGCACAAGAGCAAATTGAGCTAGAATTTAACGAAGAAATGAAACAATTAGCGCAAATGCAACAAATGATGCAACAAAATCCGCAAAATGTTCAAATTCAGAACGAAATGATGTCTTTACAACAGAAAATTGAAGCTAGAAAAGCAACTTTAATCGCAGAAATGATGGAAGAATTCGCAAAAGAAGAAAAAGCGATTACTTCACAGTTTGATAATGACCCAATTGCTAAATTAAGAGCTAGAGAGCTTGATATTAGAGCTATGGACAATGAGAAAAAACAAAAAGAAGCAGAACAAAGACTAAATTTAGATAAAATGAAGGCAATGATGAATCAGGGCGTTCAAGAAGATAAATTAGACCAAAATGAAGATTTAGCTAACTTAAGGGCTGATACTTCAATTGAAAAACAAGAAATGGCGAATGAAAACAGATTGACACTCGCTAGAATGAAACCTAAAACAAATGGAAGGAGCCAATAATGACAAAAGGACTAGGATATGCACCATTGGGTAAATCAAAAATGGTTACTACACCGGATGCAAATCGAAATAACAAACCTGTTGTAGTTAGCAAGGATAAAAAAGATACAAATCCTGTTAAAGGCACAAGAGCCGCTAGACCACAAAAAGACGTAACTTGGACATAATATGGCTTGGTTTGGATTAGCAAA